TGTGAATTGTGTTCTACCTGGGTAGCCACTAATTAATTGTGCGATACCTGATCCAAATGTTCCAAGTCTTTCAAACGGTTCGAAAGTCTCTAGTCTTGCAGTTTCTCTAGCAGCATCTGCTTGAGCTTGTGCCTGTGCTTGTTGGATAGCGCCCACTGATCCTAAAGTACTAATGTCTGCTCTTTGTAAGCCAGGAACTTGTGATGCTAGTCCTGTTTGAAATCCTGCTAAACCTAATCTTTGATTCGCTAATGCTTGTCTATTTGCAAAGTCTTGTTGTCTAGCAGCTTGTGCTTGATTAAAACCTTGTTGTAATAGTCCTGCTTGTAGTAAAGCTCTTTCTCTATCTGCTCCCGTTCCGAACTCGGCAAGTTGTACTCCTGCTCTACCTGCACCTAAAACTCCTAGTCTAGCTTGTTGATCTTTAATTTGTTGTTCTTGTATTGCTCTGTTTCTGTCAAACTCTGTAAGTGTTGCATCAATAACTTGTGATTGATACGGAGACATGAAGTCTGTAATTTGTTGTGTTGTTGGTGCACCTAATAGTGATTCGGCACCTGTGATTCCTGTTCCAGCAGCTGTGGCTTGTGTTTGTGCTTCTGTTATAAAAGGTTGAAATGAACCAATACCTGATGATGCTAATGTAGCTGCTTGTGTTTGTAATGGGTCTTGAGCTGCAACTGTTGGTGCAAATCTAGACGTATCTATGGGTTGTGCTGTTAATGCTGTTAATTGTGTACCGTAATCTTTTGCAAGATCTTCTATAAACTGTGGGGGTAATACACGTGATTCTGTTATTGCCATTATGCTACTTTATTCTCCAGTTGTTTCATTGTCTTATACATTAGATCTGCGCCTCTATCAACACTTCCTCCACCTGCTGCCCTAACTGCATCAGCCGTGAAAACGAACTCATTCTTTGATAATCTAGCTGGCACATCATCTGCCTTTTCTTTTTTACCTATTGGCACAAAGCCACCACCTCTAAGATCCATCTCATTACCACCAAGATCCATCATACCACCTTCAGCAGCTGCGGCTCTTGTAGGTATTAAGAAAGGATATTTAGTTCTTAAACCACTAATATCACCAGCTGCATAAGCATCTTGCACTTCTTTTCTAATGGCAGCTATATCAAGACCTGTTCTATCAGCTATTCTTTGAGATATAGATTCTTGTTCTTCTTCTTTTGGAGCTGTCATGCCAGCTAATGCAGAAGCGCCTACAATTCCTGCAATGGCTTTACCTGTATTACCTTCTAAAAAAGATGGTAATTCAAATGGAAGACCTTTTCCAAAAAATCTTTGTGCTAAACTTGCTTTAGATGTTCCAAAAGGTATTAAAGTTGCCCCAAGTATTGCAGCTTTACCTATTGGACTTTTAACAACTTTCTTAACTACGTTCTTAGCTTTCTTAACTAACTTACCTACAAAATATCCTTGTCTAGGTTGTAAAGATGCGATCCCACCGTCAGCAAAACTACCTTCGTATGAGGCAGCTGTACCTGGGTCTGAATATTCAGAAAAAGACTGACCAGTGTCCGAATCAAAGCCAACACTTAAATCACCAGGATCTATCGTTTGACCAAAAGCACTTGTAATTGATCCAGTCTCTCTGTTAGCTAATTGTCTAGCCGCTTCCTCGGCCATTTGTTTTTGTTTAAAATTTTCAGCTATTGTTTCTTGAGCGATTCGCGCATCTCTATCTCTAGCAGATTCAAACATACCAAATCCTTGATCCCTACGTCTTCCTAAAAAGCCACCTAAAATTGCTCCAGGTAAACCAAATATAGCACTACCAAGCACTGAACCTAGTATACCTTGTCTGTTTCCACTAACAAAATCTCTTGCTCTATCTACTATACCCCTATCATCTTCATCATTGTCAGATTGATTCTGAGTTTGAAAATCCTCATAAAATATAGGTCTACGAAACTCATCATATGCAATAGGCTGACGAAACTCATCAACATTGCTTCCCATTTGGAAACCTTGTCTAGGAGCTCCTCCTTCTGCTAGTAATTGTCTTGCTATTTGTGATCTAGTTATCGCCATTTTTCCACACTACTTTGTTTTTCCTAGTAAATCAAGCGAAGGCATGATTACCTTAATATCTCTTCTTATCTCCTTTTCTGGCACTCCTTTTGCCTTCCAGTCGCTTTCTGATTCGTATACCTCACCTGTTTTAAGGTTAGATATGGTTGTTATTATCTTCTTTGGCTTTATTGTTTGCATTATGTTGTTACCTCTCTTGGTTCTATTTCTAGTATTGAAGCTACCACATGAAGCCTATTAGCATAGGCAGCTTGTACTTTTAACACTTCACTAGCCTCCATAACTAGAGGCTGAGTTAAAAGCTCCACCGTGGTATTAGCGGATACTGATTTACTTTTAAATAAACTAAATATGTTTGATGATGAGTCCACTAAAGTTACTGTAATAGTTGTTCCAGATCCCGAATCATCTGATACTAATATTGATTTAACCACAGCTGTTTTAAAAGAAGGCACTGTATATACAGTGGTTAAATCTGTAGTCGTTAAGTCATTTTTTTTATTTATAAAACTATTCGCCATTAATTTATAAAGAAGCTTTCTGCCTCCATCTCATCTTTTAGTTCTTGTTGAAACGTTGTATTTAATTTTTGTATAACACCGTCAAGGTCTCTGACCTGTGCATCTGCAACGTCTTGTCTATACGTTTCACTTGGTCTTGTTAATACTTGTACTATTTTTGCCATTATCTTCTACCGTCTGGTTGTATATCTAATCTAAATGTTCCTAGTTTCCAATCTTGACTCGTGCTTGTATTTTCTACTTTTAAAGCTATAGCTCTAGCCCTAGCTCTTGTATCTACTTTAGTTGTAGATGAACTTACATCAAAAGGTCCAAGTGAAGAACTGGCTGCCGAATCATTAGAGTAATTTTTTAAATTTAAAGTGACTCTTGTGTTTCCTGTCTGGGATATAAAATCTGGCACAAATCTTCTAATCTTCATTAAGAACTCTCCATCTCCTCTAAATGTTGGTGTACCAGATAACTGTCCTCTTGCTAATTGTTGCGTAATATCAAAGTCACCAGATAATATGTTTGCTGTTATAGCTGTTACTGTTCCACCTTTAACCTGGTCTGTTCCTGTTTCATGTTGATAGTATGTTGTAATACCATCTGTATTACCTTGCACGTATGTAGACGAAGTAGCTGGTTCAACACCATCAGCATCATATTCCATTGCGTGTGGTTTACCAAACACTGCCGAATCAGCCCATGATGTTCTAGCTAATGTGCCCACTGTCCATACAGGTCTTTGTGGTGATGAGTCTTGATAATTATAACAAACCATTTTATTTACAACTCCTGAATTTGCTGTTGGATAGAACCACATAATCTCACCGAACAAGTTATTTAATCCCGCTGCAATCATTTGATTACCAGAATCTAAATTAACATCGTCATAAACAAAATCTTCTACTAAGCATGGTAGTGATTCAAGAGCACCAGCGTATTTAAAGAAGCCATTCTCTGACATCCAGTACGCAGCTCCATCTACCTCTACTGCTGCGTTCTTACCAATCAATCCACAGTTTGTCCCAACCTGTACGAAAGCAAACGTAAACGGTTGACCTACGAATCTTTGTAAGAATAAAGCTGTATCTGTATAAACATAAATTGCATCTCTACCTCTAATCGCTCCCATGATCCGTGATCCGTCGGCCAGTCTCTGTGTACCAGCTGTATTGGTTGCTGTGGGTGTATACGTATTAATATCTTCTTGAGACGAGAATCTAATAAACATATCATCTTGCGTAGACTTATCACCGATTGTTGTTTCTGTGCCAAAGAATACTAAGTGTCTGTCTGGTGTAGATACGAGCATGTGTCTTGATGCAGTTGGAGCGTTAGTAATAATAGTTGCTCTAGAGTTTGTTGCATCTGTTGCGGCAGAGTTCCATTCAAAACATTCACCGTCTACAATTAAACAGATAGCTTTGTCACCAAAGTTATCAATGGACCACATACCAGGATCCACGATTAAGTCCCCCGATGCTGCTTCACCCCAAGCAATGAAGTTAGATGTATCTGTGACCGTAGCTCCCGCAGAGTGTGTTGCTGCTGTGGTGTTTCTTACACCTCTTGTTACACCTGTAAGTGTGTTTGTAGATATACCTGTGTAAGATATCTCCTCCGTTCCTATTTGTATAAAGTTTGTGCCTGATGATGGAAACTGTGATGCATCATTTAATGTTATACTTGTTGTGGACGCATTTATGTCTGATGATAAGACTGTTGTAAAAGCTCCTACCTCTTGTCCGCCCCAAGATCCAAGTGACCAACCAAAACCTTGTGATTGCACATCAGGTCCTACTTTAAAATAATGTTGAACTCTTATGCCTCCTGATTGTGTTGCTCCAGATCCTGATTCGTTAGATGGCATTGTAATTGTAATTGTGTTTGATGAAGGAACCGTTGTTACCATAAATCTTATGTCATCAAAATTAGCTGCTGCAAAATTAGAATTTGTAATAGATGAAAAGTTATCTAATAAAATAATATCTCCTGCAGATATATTATGGTCTCCAGAAAAATTTATTGTAACTGTTGCTGATCCGTTAGTTGTGCTAAATGCGTTTGTAAGTGTTGTTGTAGATTTGATGGGGTGTATGTCATAGAATACACCACCTGAATAAGCGTATAAAATTCTATTTGATCCTATGATAGAATATTTTCTACCCACACTGTTAGTAAATTGATGTAGAGCTCTGACAGCACCAGTAATATTATCAGCACCTAATTGTTTCCAACCACCAATCTTCTCTGGTGTTTGATATCTAAAACGAACATTATCACAGTCTATCCACTGACCCTCTGCGGCTGTAGCAGTGATTTGTTTATTAATTCCAGGTGCAAAGCCTATCTTTTGTAGCATAGATCTCCAGATTATATTAGATTGCGTTGATATTCAACGTTATTTGGGGACACCCAACATAGGTCTTTTATCATACAAATTAGATTTTGCAAACTGTCCATCTGCATGATTATAGTGTAAAAATACTTGGCCACATAATTGACCCTCAAAAGGCTCTCTCCAATGCTCTAATTCACATCCAGCGTAAATAAGCATATCACCTGGGTTTAAGTCCACTTTTACTCCCTTAGGTGCGTTAGGTTTATGTATGTTCTTATACTCGTCTATGACGTTGTTAGATCCAGTAGGATCGATAAATATAGGCCATGGATCTCCACCTAAATTAATTGTGGTAGATATCTCACAGCTAGGTCTATCCTTATGTCTTTTTAATTCAGCACCTCTTTCATAGACTCTAGCATAAGAATAAGTAGGCACTAAATTTAAACCTGTCTTTTCTTTCATCACTGGTAAAACCTTCATTAACAAAGTTTCCATAACATGGTCAGCGTATATGGAATATGATCCAGGCACTTGTGGATCTGCCCAAGTTCCATGTAGACCACTTTGAGCTATAATATTATTTTGATACATATAGTTGATAGCATCTCTTTTAAGTAGAAAATAATTAAAACAAAAGTTTGCTAACTCATAGGATATTGCATTTTTTATAACTGTATATTTATTAAAAGCCATTTTGTATAAAATTAAAACTTACTGATATTCTAATATCATCTGATTCATTCATTTCAACACAGTGTTCTAACCAAGATGGAAACATAATAATTCTATTTTCTTTTGGTTGAACATGTATTTCAGATGCTAGATATAAAGGTACCCCGTCTCTTCTAGCAGGTTTGATAAAATGTGTTCCTGGTCTAGGGTCATTTATTTTTAATAGCCCTGAGTCTTTTGGCACTTTTATATAGTATGCTCCACTAAATAAACTATTAGGATGAACATGAGGTCTGTTAAAACCTGCTTTATAGTTTATGTTAGCCCACATATTACCTAATTTAGGTTGTCTTTCCAAAAACTCTTCTTTGTAAATCTCATGTTGCATTTGATATAGCTCATCTACAAGAGGTTTAAACACAGGTATGGTCTGCATGTTAGTCTGACTATGCCATCCTTTTACATTTGTTTTAATAAGACCTTTGTCTTTTTTAGACCATTCTACGATTGCATTGGTCAGAAGATTAAGATCAAGATTAATATCTTTTGCATAAACAAAAGTTGGAAAGAAAGCTTCTTTAATCATTTAAACGGTTCTCCTCCGAACCACATCACTAAAGATTTTCTAACACCTCTCGTTACAGGTACAACTCTGTGATTTATAAAACTTGCAAAGAATACAGCATGACCTTGTTTTGGTTTTATAATATTACCTGGTCTATATATTTCTAAACCACCACCTTCAAATTCATTGTCGGCAGATAATATTAAAGTCATAGATATCTTTCTAACAGGAGGTTCTTTTTGCATATTAGCGTCCATGTCCATGTGCCAGTTATAAAAACCACCTTCAGGATATTCTGTGTATTGAGCTTGTTCGTTTATTTCCATATTTTCAAAACCAAAATGTCTTTTGTTAGTCATCCACATAGTTTCTTCAAGTGCTTTATACATGGGCACAGCTTCTGGGTTATTAAATGGAATCCAACTAATGTGTGATACTCTTGTTTTAGTGTCATGAACTCCTGCTTTACCACCTCCAACTTGCGCTTTTTGTGGTGGCATAGATCTACCTATTTTAGATATAATATTACATTGTTCTGGTGTAAAAATTGGTGTCGTAGTTACAACTATGTACGATTTCCAACCTGGTTCTTTTTTAATCATTCTGCTCCTCTGTTTCTAATTGGGTCATATTGTACATCACAGTTTGCTGCTAATGTTCTCCTTACTTCGTTTGTAGAATTAAACGGATAAACACAATGTCTAATATCATAAGGAAAAACATAAAAATCTCTAACTTGTAATTTAGGTGAATAATCAACATTAGCAAACTGACCGTTTGAATTTCCCATCATTTGTAATAAACCATTCATAGGTTTGTCTTCAGCTGAATATTCTTTTCCGTAATGCGACGGTAAACTTAAAATCATTACTGATGACAATCCTGTAAACAAATCTCCTTGGTGGACGTGAATAGGGTTGTATTCATTATCTTTCATTTCATTAACCCATATAGAAGTAAGTTTTACTTTATAGTCTTTAATTTTGTTGAAATCTAAATAAAATTTATAAACAGAAGTAAACCACTCTAATACGTTTCCCTGTAGTTTATTATGTCTTACCATCTTAGAGGTATCTGTTCCTTGATAAAAAAGAGAATGTTCATTTTCTATTTTACCTACTAATTGTGGGTTTGCTTTATGTAATGTTTTAAAATTTGATTCATACGTTTGATTGATTGCCGTAAATATATCCAAAGGCACTTCAAATCTTAAAACAGTTTGTCCTAACCAAATGTATTTAAACTTCATTTTTCTTCCTAATTTCTGTAGCAGATATTGATTCAATATTTTCAGGTAAAGATATTTTTTCAATCGTATATCCAACGTCTCGACCATAACATATATTTGTGATATTTGGAACTCTTATCACCACATATTTACCGCGATAACTTCTTAATTTTTTATTTATTTTTCTTTTCACAGTTTTAAAAGGATATGGATTTTTTTCACCTGTACAGGATCTAACCATAATTACAACCTGCCCTGTTTTTTCTAATATTTTTTTAAATAACTCAAAATGTCCATCATGAAAAGGTTGATATCTTCCTAACATTTGAGCCGTGGGTTTATTATAGTCTATCACGTATTTCCTTTATTATATTCTGATAGTCAAAGTTAGTAATTTCAAAATGACAGTGTTCTGGTTTTTCAAACATTTTGTTTGTATCATCGAATCTACCTTTGTTAATTGTATTCATCCACACCCTAACATCGTATTCTTGTCTGTCTGTATCGTAAGGACAAATAAAATCTACAACAGCATGA